TGGTGAGGTCGTTCAATTCCTTCTCCATATTGGCGTAAACGGCGTCGTCCTCGGCGGACAGAACGCCTTTTCGGTCGCGGTGGGTGTCGAGGAAACCCTCCATCGTAGCCCACAGCTTGGCGCGCTTTTCGCGCAGTTCAACGATCGTCATATTGAAATACCTCCATATTAAATGTAGTTTTTGATGGTGTTCAGCTTGGCTCTGAGTTCATCTACAGAGCGTCCCGTGCGCTCCGGCACGGCGGGTTTTGGGTCGATGGCGCACTTTGCGGCAATTTTCTCCATGAGAGAGTTCACCACGTTCGCCTTGGAATACAGCATGGAAACGGTGGGGGCGGGTGCGTCTTCTGATTCGGTGGCTCTCTGCATGATTTCATCCGCAAAGCCGAGTTCAACAGCCTTATTTGCGTCCATCCAGGTCTCCGCATCCATGAGATGAGACAGTTTTGCACGAGATAATCCGGTCTTGATCTCATAGGCGTTGATGATGGAATCCTTCACGCTGCCCAGCATCTCGATGGCTCTCTGCATTTCCTCCGAATTACCGAACGCTGCTGTCATGGGGTTATGGATCATAATCATGGACACGGGAGATACCAGCACCTTCGTGCCTGCCATAGTGATGACGGACGCTGCGGATGCGGCAATTCCGTCGATCTTGACCGTCACGTTGCCCTTGTAGTCCATGAGCATATTGTAGATTTGTGCTGCCGCCACGCAGTCGCCGCCGGGAGAGTTGATCCACACGGTGATGTTGCCGCTGCCGGACATGAGCTCGTCCTTGAAAAGCTGCGGGGTGACATCATCGTCAAACCAGCTTTCCTCGGCGATGGTCCCGTTCAGGAACAGGGTTCTTTCCTGTGTCCGTTCCTGCGTCTCCGAGTTCGTCACCGTTCGGCTCTTCCAATTCCAGAATTTCTTCATCGGTTTTTTCCTCCTTTCCGTCATCGGTAGGTGTATCTGCAAAAGCGCCCGCATCCTTCAGCGGGAGCATATTGCCGTTGATGAGGTACAGGTCACCGCCGTCCTCGGCAGGGATACGGTCGAGGTTTTCCAGTTCTCGAATGTCATTTGCGGACATCCAGCCGTTCTGCCGCCCGATGGCGTACCCGTTCATGCGGGACTGATAGTCACCTCGGAGCAAACCTTCCAGATTGAATTTCACGAAATACCTCTTTTTCTCATCCTCAGAAAACAAAGAGCGCATGATGGACTGCTCCCAACGGATGACCCAAGGGTCGAGGGTGTATTTCACGAACTCAAGGGATTGCTGCTCAATATTAGAAAAGCTCGACTTTTCCAGATCACCGACCATGTGGGGCGGGACTCGGAAAATTCGAGCGATTTCATTGATTTGGAATTTGCGTGTTTCGAGGAACTGCGCCTGTTCCGGCGAGATGCCGATGGGCGTGTATTTCATGCCTTCTTCCAGAACGGCAATTTTGTTGGAGTTGCCGCTGCCGCCGAAGGTGGACTGCCAACTCTCCCGCACACGCTGCGGGTCTTTGATCGTGCCGGGGTGTTCCAGCACACCGCCTGGAGCGGCACCGTTGGCGAAAAACTTTGCACCGTACTCTTCACAGGCAATCGCCATACCGATGGCGTTCTTTGCCATGGCGATGGGACTGTATCCGACCAAGCCGTCAAAGCCGAGTCCGGGGATATGCAGCACATCCGAGGGGAGCAGCGTAACGGCGAACTCCTTATCCCGGATGGCTTCGTCCTGCCCACGGTAATAGGTGTAGTACAGGCGTCCGTTTTCGTCTCTGTCCACCGACATCTTGTTCGGCATCAGCGGATAGAGGGCAATGACCTCGTTTTTACCGTTGCGGATGATTTGCGCATAGGCGTTGCCCCAAAGGAGCAGGTGCGTCATGAGCGTCTCCCGAAACACAAAAGAACTCATTTCCGGGTTCGGCTCATCGTGGAGCAAGCGGTAGAGCGGATGGTCGAGTGCCATGGCCTTGCCGCCGCTGTCGGTGTATTTATAAAGGTGGAGCGGCAGTCCTGCCACCGCCTCAGACAGAATACGGACACAGGAATACACTGCCGTCATCTGCATGGCAGAGCGTTCCGTCACTGTTTTACCGGAGGTCGTGCCGCCGAGGAAGAAGGCATAGTTACTGCCTGCCGTGCGGTTTTGGGGCTTGTCTCTGGATTTGAAAAGACCTGAAAAGATACCCATATTAAATGCTCCCTTCATATAAATAAAAGACCGCGACTATCATACACAGACTCAGCGGTGACGTTGCCGCAGCGGATGGCTCTATCCAATGCCATGATTGTTGCTACGGCACCGTCAATTTTCTCCGTGGATTTCTCCTTGTCCGGCTTGATGTTTCCGGCAGGGTCTGTGCGGATGAAGATGTTGTCCATCATCCAGCGGAGAACAGGATGTCCGCCGTGAGCAATGCGCTGCTCCAGCACCAGCTTCATGAGTTCCTTGGTTGGTGGGGACATATCCTTGAAGCCCTGCCCGAACGGAACGACCGTAAAGCCCATGCCTTCCAGGTTCTGCACCATCTGCACAGCGCCCCAACGGTCAAAGGCGATTTCACGGATGTTGAACCGTTCGCCCAGACTCTCAATGAACTTCTCGATATAACCGTAGTGAACCACATTGCCCTCGGTGGTTTGCAGGAAACCTTGCCGCTCCCACACATCGTATGGCACATGGTCACGCCTGACACGCAAATCAAGATTGTCCTCCGGTATCCAGAAGTACGGCAGGATGATGTATTTGTCGTTCTCATCCTCCGGTGGGAATACCAGTACAAAGGCCGTAATATCCATGGTAGAGGACAAGTCCAGACCGCCGTAACAGACACGGCCTTCCAGATCATCCTCACTGACGGCGAACTCACATTTGTCCCATTTCTCCATGGGCATCCAACGCACAGCCTGTTTGACCCATTGGTTCAGGCGCAGCTGTCGGAAAGAGTTCTCCTCGCCGGGGTTCTGTTTTGCGGATTCGCAGGCGTCCTTGACCTTGTCGATGCCCACCGTGATACCCAGGGACGGATTTGCTTTCTTCCAGACCGCCGGGTCGGTCCAGTCGTCACTTTCATCCGCACCGTAGATAACGGGGTAAAAGGTGTGGTCGACCTTCCGTCCGGCAATGATGTCCTGCGCTTTTTGGTGTATCTCATAGCAGATGGACTTCGTATCGTTGCCCGCTGTAGTGATGAGGAAATACAGCGGTTGCATTCGGGCGTCACCGGAGCCTTTGGTCATAACATCAAACAGCTTGCGGTTGGGCTGCGTGTGCAGTTCGTCAAACACCACACCGTGGGTATTGAAGCCGTGTTTGTTGCCCACATCGGCAGAAAGCACCTGGTAGATACTGCCCGTTGGCTGATAAATGAGCCGCTTCTGGGAATCCAGTATCTTTACCCGCTTGGAAAGCGCAGGACACATCCGCACCATATCTGCCGCCACATTGAACACAATGGACGCCTGCTGGCGGTCGGCGGCACAGCCGTAGACCTCGGCGCGTTCCTCACCATCACCGCAGGTGAGCAGTAGCGCAACAGCAGCGGCAAGTTCGGATTTGCCTTGCTTCTTGGGAATTTCGATGTATGCGGTGTTGAACTGCCGGTAGCCGTTTGGCTTCAGCGTTCCAAAAATATCACGGATAATCTGCTCCTGCCAGTCAATGAGTTCAAAGGGCTTTCTTGCCCAGGTGCCTTTGGTGTGGCATAGGCTTTCGATGAACATGACGGCATAATCCGCAGCGTCCTTATCGTAGTGTGAGGTTTTCTCCATGAACCTTGTCGGTTTATATTTCTTCAGTTTTCTCGTTGTTCTCACCTCCAAGGCATAAAAAATAGCCGCCACCGGATTCGGCGCGACTTTTGGTATAACGAGCAGCAGCCCCTCTCGGAGCCGTTGCTTTTAATTTTTTGCGGATCAGTTTTCGCCGTGGAGCAAAAGCTCCGTGGCAAGCCGGGTGTTTGCATCGGCGGGTTCGATGTCCCAACCTCTGTCGTAGTTGCAGACGATTTTGCCGTCTCTCTTGAGCATCAGCTTGGAAATGCGTCCGCCCTCGATGCCCCAGTGGGAACCGCCCTCGTACTGCTTCATCCAGTAGTGAAAAATCTCGCCGTTGACCTTGATGCTGCCTTCTTTCCACATAATCGTGTCCTCCGTTTGTTTTGTTGTGACTGTATATTACCGTCACTTTGCGGATATATCCAGTCATTTCGGAGATATAAACTACACAATCTTCGGGGCAGAAAACTGTGTATCTTACAGCTTTTACATCTCACCAGTCAGAATGAAACGCACATATTCTGAGCGATGCTCCTCCAGAAAAATTACCAACTCATAGAGCTGCATTTCATAGGCGATGCGCTGAACGACATGGATATCAAACATATTCGTTCTACCCGTTGCGCGGACTGCAAGAATCTGCTGACGGATTTTCTCAGTCATGGTCGCACCTCCGGCAGATATCCTCGCCGTAGATCACGCTGAGACTTCCGCCACTGTCCCAGGCGACCATGATGGAGCCGATGTCGTCCACGCCCAATACGGTACCTTTTGTGCCGATGGGCGGTGCTTGGGGATCATCCATCTTTATGAGTTCGACCCGTGTGCCGACAGGATAGTCTCTGCGGATGCGTTGCACTGTTTCTTTACTCGGAAACCGCACGGTCAGCACCTCCGTTCTTAAAAGCCGAGGAGCCGGAGAGGTTCTTCAGCAGGATTTTTCGCGCATCCTTGTATTCCGCACCAATGAAGCCCAGCCGCAGCAGGAAGCAACGGAATGCATACTTCTCGTTGTCGGTGGGCTTTTCAGTGGCAGTGACACGCTTCTGCGTCCGTGCCAGTTCGCACAGCTTGCAGATGAAGGTGTCGTAGGCTTTCAGTTCCTCCGGCGTAGGTGTTGCCGGAAACCAGGGGAAGGAAACCTTCGTGTCCGTAATTTCCAGAGGCAGGTCATCAACGCCGAGGGCTTTCTTGATAAGGCTGCCCTTGGCGGCAATGAGTGCATTGAGGTTTTCCAGGCTGCCGTCAGTAAACAGGCTCTTCGGCATGGAAACGCAGACGGCGCAAGGCTCGTCCTCATCCTCGGTGTGGCTCTGGTCAATGTCAAAGCCCTCATCGTAGATGTGCTGCAACAGCCGTTCCACCACTTCGCTGTCCAGCAGGTCGGAAAAGGAAAGGTTGCCGTTCTTCTCAATCGTAAAGCGGTCGATTTCATAGGCAAAGCTGGGTGCCCCACAGTAGTGGGCATCCTCACCCAACCATGCGGCAATGGTCTGAACCAGGCGTTTGCGCTCTGTGCCTTGGGCATGGATGATAATCGTCATTTCAGTGACCTCCTTGTTTTTTGGTAGTCACATATTAGCGTCAGCGGCGGCATATATCCAGTTATATCTGCACATTTTCGGCGTAGATCATTCCGGCGCATATTCGCTTTCAGACTGTGCATACCACACAATACCCGACAGCACAAACCATACGCACGGCAGCGCCACGCCGTTGCCCCACATCTTATATTCCGCACTGTCGGAGTGCGGATTTCTGAGCCACTTGGCAATCTGCGCATCAGACTTCATTTTGCAGCCGGTGACCGCGGCGTAGGTCTTGAACACCTTGTACCAGAAGTACATTTCCTCATCGGTCGGTTTTTCCGTGCCGAGGTCGGCACACCAACTGTCCGGGAAGCCCTGGAGTCTGGCACATTCGGTGGGGGTCAGCCGTCTGACGGTGTATCCGCTCTGAATCGCACCGGGGCCTTTTGCCACCAGAGTCGGCTGAAGCTCTTTCTCAAAGGTCGGAGCTAACTTGGCGTTCTGCCCCTGGTTGAAGGTGTCTCTGCCGATGCCGTAGCAAACTGCGGTCGGGTCTTTATAATCCCGTGCAAGGACAGTCGGTGCTTTTTCTTCCGCCACCTGCGTGAAGCTGCCAGTGGTCATGCTGTACACAGCATGGCGGTCAACGGTATTGAGGGTAAAGGAAACATTCTCGTTCACACCATCGCCCTGTGGGCCGTTTTTATCATTCCGACCGATCATGGAGCCTTGCAGCACAAAGGTCTGCTGCTTCGTTCCGGCATTGGCGCACACCACCGCAGAGCAGTCGCCCAAGTCACGAACTTCATCCCGCTGATTCTGCGTAAACGCAACAACGGCAATGCCGCCCTGATTACAGGAGGGATTGCCGCCGTTGGCATCCAACGTGCGGGAGGTTTCCGCTTCGTAGATGCCGCTGTGGGGATTGTCCGATTTCATGGAATTGGAGTCCTTGGAACAGATGCCGAAGGGCTGCAGGACGCAGTTGAAATTATCCTTGTCCGGCATCCGCTGACTGCCGCCGGCGTTCTGTTTGGTGAGCGTCGGAGAAACCTGTCCACCATCCCACCCGCAAGGTTCAAACAGTGTCTGGTCGTTATTGCAGGAGAGCGTTGCAGACTTATCTGTCTGTATGAGCGCACCCTTGCCGCCGCCCTCACAGCCGGAGCGAATTTTCATTACGAGCGGCACATTATTGCCGCCGGTACCCATGCGAGAGGTCAGCGTCTGCACATTGCCGTCCTCCTGCACCTCGATGCGCCCGTCTATGGGGTAGTTCTCCAAAGCCACCGCTGCGGGAACCGTTCCGGCACGGAGCGTGGGAGAGCATTCCTCCTCATAGCCGATAGTACGGCTCTTGGCTGAGTGCTCGGTGCAGAAGCCTGCCGACTCCACCACGCAGGGCGGATGCCCGTGTGTCTCCGCACGGAGCGTAGCTGCGACATCCTTTGAAACATTTATGCGGTCGCCGCCCTGGTCGTTCAGCACGATGCCGTTGCGACCTGTTGAGACTCCGCAGTTTACACCGAGTGTGGAAGAAACCTCTTCGGTCAGACTGCCGTTGTATCCGTCATAGCCTGTCGCTCCAGGGCAAGGCGTAAAACTTCCGGCAGCTCTTTGCCACGAGCGGAAGCCCTCCGCAGAATACCCAGACAAGCCTTCTGACTCAAATAGTATTTTTCCGGCACTTCCGCCTGCAAGATCTGCGACAAGGTAGATGCGGCGTCTTCGCTGGGGAACTCCCCAGTATTGTGCGTCAAGAGTTCGGTACGCAACGCT